TCAGAGCCGTCGCGCCCCCAGCGCGACGGCTCTGGCCAGCATCTGGGCGATCTGGGCTTCAGAGCGCAGCAAGCCCTGCGTACCGCCGTCCACGCTGACGTTGACCACCACTCCGCCGCCGCCCGGCGTCTCGATCACGCCGGCGCCTGCTGGCCGGAACACCTCCGGCCCACGCTCCCCGACCAGATAGGCCCCGCCGCCCAGAACTGCGCCGCCGTCCGCCCGTGCGCCTGAAAACACCGTCTGCACCGCCTGGGCGATGGCGTCTCCCAGACCGTTTCCGCGCCCGCCGCCCGCCGCCGCATTGACCGCCGTCAGCACCGACCGCGCCAGTTCGGCAAGGGTGATCTTCCCGTCCGCCGCCGCCCGCGCCAGCGACCGCGTCAGGCTGTCGCCCGCCTTGCCGAAGGCGTCCTCGATTGACGCCGCCGCCCGCGCCGCCGGCTCCTTCAACGCCTCCAGCGCCGCCTGCGCCTCCGCCGCCTTGCGCGGCACAGCGTCCAGTCCGTCAGGCTCAAACGTCTCGCTCATCTCTCATCCTTTCTCCCTCCCCCTCCGGGGGAGGGTGGTCGCGCAGCGACCGGGTGGGGAGGGCTCAGGCGAACCAAGCTCAACCATCCGGCCACCTCTCCGCCATCCGTTCCAGATCCCCGCGCCCCATCGGCGCCGCCCCCGCCGCCGCTTCGGTCAGCATCCGCCACTCCCGCAGCGACATCCGCCAGAACCCTTCCGGCCCCACGCCCATCCGCGCCGCCGCCTGCATCATCGCCGGCCAGGGAGTCATGCAGCCGCCGCGAACGCCTGCGCCACCGCCTCCGCCGCCTCGCGCGGATCGACCGCAGACGCCGCCAGCCCGTCCGCCAGCGCTCCTTCACCCCCGCCGCGCAGCAGGGCCGCCAGCACCACCATCAGATCCTTCGCCGACAGCGACCGCATCCGTTCCGCCAGCGCCGTCATGTCGGCCACGCCCAGCCCCGTCTCGATCTCGGCCAGCGCCCCCAGCGTCAGGCACAGCTTTCGCTCCGCCCCCGCCAGCCTCGCCACCGCCTCGCCCCGCACGCCGTTGGCCGCCATCACAGCCCCGAAAACCCGATCTCGCCCGCACTCGCCAGGCTGATCGCGAACGTCGCCTCCCCCTCGTGCTCGCCGGCGTATTCCAGCGCAGAAACCAGGAACGGTCCCTCCAGCACGCCGAAGTCCGGCACGATCAGACGCCAGGTCTTGGCCGCCTGCTCGAAGAAGGCTTCGCGGATCAGGGCGTCGGAGGCCGCATCGCGGAATATCCCCTGCCCGGCCACCGCCGCCGATTTCACTCCTGCCCCCGCCAGCAGTTCGCGCCACCGACCGGCGCTGTCGCCGTCGGTCGCATCCACCGTGCGGGCGTTCAGGCTCAGCGTCCGCGCCCTCAGCCCCGCGACAGTGGTGAACACCCCCGCCGCGCCCTCGATCTTCAACAATATGTCCTTGCCGCGTTGCGCCGCCATGGGTCGTCTCCTTTGAATGGTTGGTCAGGCGGGTGATGAGGGGCGAGCGTCACGCACAGCCGCCTCTCCCTCCCCCTCTGGGGGAGGGTGGCTGAGCCCGCAGGGCGAAGCCGGGTGGGGGGAGCTAAGGCAGGCCAGACGCCGGCGCTTTATGTCGCCTAGCTCTCCCCACCCGGTCGCTGCGCGACCACCCTCCCCCGGGAGGGGGAGGGAGAGGCGTCGCGCCCCCATCACTCGCCAATATCTTCCGTCACCGCCCTCACCCTCAGGATGGCGAACGTCCGTGTCCGGTCCGCCGTCGGAAACACATCGGCGAAGGTCACGCCCAGGCTGACCGTCCGCACCGCGTCCGCCTCCAGAACGGCGTCTGTCAGCCTCAGCCGCACCGCCGCCAGAACCGCCTTGGCCTCCTCCGTCCCGCGAAAGCGCGATACGACCGACAGGGTCAGCCGATGCTCCACGCCCCCGCCGTCCGCCGCCAGGGGCCGGCTTTCGCAGCGCCCCATCAGCAGGTGCGGATAGGCCACCGCTTCCGGCGCCGCATCCCAGATCCGCGCCGGATCACCCAGCAGCGCCTGCACCCCCGCATCGGCGCCCAGATGCGCGATCAGCGCCTTCTGCAGCGCCAGTTCGTGCCCAAAGACCAGGCCCGTCATCGCATCCGCTCCAGCATCAGAATGGCCGCGCCGCCGACCGTCTCTCCGGCCTCGATCCGCCATTCGCCGCCGCCGAACCTCAGCACCCGCCCGACCGTCAGACGCGGGTCCGCCCGCGTCTCGGCCGTCACCGTCTCGACCGCCCGCTGTTGCCCCGCTTCGGTCTTTTCGCGCCGCCGTCGCGCGCCCAGCTTCAGCCAGGCGTGGCCCACCGGCTCCCAGCTGACGCTGATCCCGCCATAGGGCGTCTGCGCCTCCACGCCCTCGAACAGGCCGGCCAGCACCTTCATCCCACCCGCCGTCCTCACAGCCGCACCACGCGATAGGGCGCGATCCACGCCTCGACCGGCGCCAGCGCCATCTCGGCCTCGCCCCGCTCATAGGCGCGCAAGGTCAGCATCAGGATCGCCAGCCGCAACGGCGCCGAGCTGGTCGAGATCAGGCTCAGCCCCACCTCGCCTTCCACCCGCGCCTGGGCCGCGTCGATCAATGTCTGGATGAGCTGATCCTCCGCCTCATGCTCGACGCGCAGGAACAGCTTCGCCTCCGCCAGGTTGACGGGTGCTGTCATGGAAATCTCCGATGTCGGAAGGTTGTGCGCCGACCTTCTCCCTCCCCCTCCGGGGGAGGGCAGGTCGCGCAGCGACCGGGTGGGGAGGGCTAAGGCAAGCGGCCCTCAGACATCCGCGCTTGCCTTGCCCAAGCCCCTCCCACCCGGCTTCGCCCTGCGGGCTCAGCCACCCTCCCCCGCAGGGGGAGGGAGAAGCTTCTGTGTCCGCTCAGATCACGTCGCGCTGAACTTCATCACCTTGATCGCATCGAAGTTCTGCACCCCGCCGCCGACGCGCTTGGTCGTGTAGAACAGCACATAGGGCTTGGCGGAATAGGGGTCCCTCAGCACCCGCACCCCGGCGCGGTCGACGATCAGATAGCCGCGCTGGAAGTCACCGAAGGCGATCGACAGACTGTTGGCGCCGATGTCCGGCATGGTCTCGATCTCGGTGACCGCATAGCCCAGCAGGCTCGCCGTCTCACCCGGCCGCGTCGCCGGCGACCAGATGTAGTTCCCGTCCGCGTCCTTGAACTTGCGCACCGCCGAGACGGTCTTGCGGTTCATCACGAAACGGCCGTTCGGACGATACTGGGCCTTGGGCGCATAGATCAGGTCGATCAGCTTGTCCGCCGGATTGGTGGTCGCAAAACCACCCGCCGCACCCGCCGCCACATAGCCGATCTGACCCCAGGTCTGGCTGGCGTCCGCCACCGTCGTATAGCTCAAAAAGCCCTTGGGCTTGTTGGTCCCGTCGCCGTTGACGAAGGCCTGCGTCTCCTGCGCTGCAAAGGCGTCCTCGACCTCGGCGGCCAACCATTCGTCCAGGTCGATCATCGCGTCATCCAGCAAGGACTGCGTCGCCGCCGGGCTGGCGTAGAGATCCGCCGAAGGGAACTCCAGCAGCGCCAGCGTCGCCGGATCGGTCTCCGGACGCGCCGCCGTCTCGGCCACCCAGCCGGCGACCACCCCCGCCGTCGACACCGGCTTTCGGAATACGCCCGAACCGACCGTGCGCACCGTGGCGATCTCGCGCATCGGCGAGCCCGCCATCAGGCGCCGCTCGATCGCCCGCTCCGTCTCCGGCGGCACGACATAGCCCGCCGAACCCGACCCCGACGACAGCCCCGCCTTCAGCTCCAGCCCAAACGAAGCGCCCGTCTTCAGATACCCGTCAAACGCTGCCTTTTCCTCCATTCCTCCCCCATGGGGGGAGGGGGACCGCGAAGCGGTGGAGGGGGCATGCCCCAGCTCCGGTCGTCGGGTTTCACTCACCACCCGGTCCAGCCGCGCCTGCGCCGAGGCCACCGCCTGGTCGATGCGCGCCACCTTCTCCTCCAGCAGCACGTCCGCCGAGGCCTTCTTCTCGATCTCGTCCAGACGGGCGTTGTTGGCCCCCTTGAACGCCTCGAACGCGGCCATCATTTCGTGCATGGCGGCGCGAGCCTCGGGCGTGCCCGAGACGGTCTTGGTCTCTTTCATGATCTCTCCGGTTTTCAGGAACCGCGGTTTGCGGTTAGGGTCCGGGCGTGGAAACGCTCGCCCGTAAAATCATCGACGCGATCCAGAACTCTCTGGTCGGCGACCTCGTGATCAGGTCATTCTGGCTGATCAGCTTTTTCTGGTGGTCCTTCACCGACACTCTCACGCCCGGCGGGCTGGATCCTCGGATTGGGTTAAGTTTGCTGGCGACATGCCTCTTAGGCATGACCGCCATCTGGCTGCTTGGAGTCCTGGCGAACAAACCGCCAAAGCGCCGAAAACGACACTGGAGCGATGAACCAGAACCCTTGACTGCGAACGGCTTCGGAGCCTGGCATATACTGCCTGCAGACGGTCTGCGCCCGCCTGCGTTCATGCGCCGCCTCGTCACCATTCTGGGCGCGAATGAAATGCAGCCTAGAAGCTCAACACGCCCTTACTTCCTGGCCGCCTACACTGGAGTGTTGACTCTGATGTGTGGTCTGGTCTTCTGGCCAGAGTTGTCAGAAAAGATTCATCCTTGGTTCGCCAGTGCTGAGCATCGCCTCCTTCTGGCTCATGCATGTTTGGTTGTTCTGATCGCCTTTCTGATTCGACAGTGGGCCGTTGATCAAAAACGGCTCCTGGCTGAGCCCGGCCTTGCAAACCCGCCAGCTTCAGCATCCGCCGCATGAGCCTTCGCCCAGTCCGCACACCGCCGTCCCGAGCCCACTTCTCCCGGCTGGAGTCCGCCGTTATGGCCGCTCTCGCCGCAGAGCTGCGCCACGGCGTCCCAGACCTCTCCGCCCAGTTCCGCAACGCCCGTCCGGGGCTGAAGCGCAACATGGCCTTCGGCTATTACTGCGGCCTCAGCGGCGACACCGCCCGGCCGGCCACGACCGCCGACGGCGCCTTGGGTTCGGTCCATGTCCTCATCGACGGCCTGCGCGACGCGGTCGCCTTCCGCGTCCTGATGCGCCAGGGCCGCGCCGTGGCCATCGAGGCCGACAGCTACGGCCAGGACACCCGCGCCATCGACTTCGAGCGCGTGGGCTTCGAGCAGGTCTTCACTGTCAACGCCCACGGCCAGTCGGTGCTGTTCGACGGCCCCTCCGTCATCCCGACCGCCAGCGCCGCCGCCCGTCCGCGCCAGATCCCGGCCGCCCCGCGCCCCATGGCGGCGGCCCCAGCGCAGGCCTATTCCACAGCGCCCGCCGCCGTGATTGTCAGCCGCCCGACCGCGTCCGCATTCGGCCCCAACGGCGCCGTCAGCACGCCCTCAGCGCCGCGCGCCCTGCCCGAAGCCGACACGCCGGACGTCGCCCCCGGCGTCGTGCTTCTAGGTGCCTGGGCTGTGATCGCGGCGGTCGCCGTCCTGGCGGTCCTGATCTTCCGCATCCCCATCGTCTTCGCCGCCATCGCCGCCTTCTGGATCGGCAACGCCGCCCGCCAGCCCAAGGTCCTCGCCGCCCTCCAGCGCGGCGTCGCCGAGTATCAGAAGTCGAAAGCGGCCGCCGGACGCTGACGTCAAAGAGCGTTGTTTTTCGAATCGTCTCTCTCTGCTAAGGTTAGATATCTGTTGCAGGAGATTGAGCCATGCTCACCGTCGCCCGCCTCGCTGTAATCATGTCAGCTGTCGCCCTGACGTCCGCCGCCCCCGCTCCACCAACCTTGTCAGCCGCCGTCGTGGCCGAGTTCAAGGCCTTGTGCCTGAACTGGGATGGCGATCTGGAAGCCACCCAGGAATTGGTGATCGAACGCGGCTTTCAACCGGCCCAGGATCGGCTGGAATCCTTTCGTCCGGGCGGCAGACCCGCCCGATACACCTACGTCTGGGCCCGAAACATCGAGGGCGTCGACGTGCAGGTCGTGGCCAAACCGCGCAGCTTCATAGGTTGGGGAAACGAGCGATTCCACCAGGACGTCTGCTCAATTGTCGTAACCCCCGGACACCGCACCAGCTTGCGCAACGAAGTGGCGCACGAGCTGGATCAGGACTCATTCCGCCAGGCTGGAGCCTCCGTCTTCGCCTGGACCCAGGGCCCGAACGGCAAGGCCGTGGTGCCGCGCCGCATATTCGACAATCAACTCTATCGCCTGATGAGTGAAGCTGCCCTGCGGATGGTCACGGTGGCCGATCACAACGACCAGGTCATCCTGTCTTACTTCGTCCCCAGCCGCGAAGACTGCTGGTTCCGCCCCAACTACACCCCCACCGAAGCCAACATCGTGTGCGGCGCCGCGCGCGATGAGTTTGCGGCTCCGGAAACATAGAACCGCGCCCCCGGCAGCATCGGGAACGTCACCAACGACACCTCCCACAACTCCACCTCGACCAGCACGCGCAACCGCCCCTCGCGCCGCGCCCGGTTGCTGCGGAATCCGATCGACAGCCCGTCCAGCGCCCCGGCCCGCGACAGCGCCTGGGCGAAGCGCCCGTCCGCCGACCAGTCCATGATCCGCCCGCCGACGAACAGGCCGCGCTCGTCCTCGACCATCCGGTCCCACACCCCGACGACGCTGCGCCCCTCATGCTGATGCAGCATCCGCACCCCGCCCACGCCCGTCTTCGCCAGACTGGTCACGAACGCGCCCTTGGCCACCACATCCCCGTTCAGATCCGCCACGCCCCACAGGGAGGCGTAGCCTTGGATCGACAAGGCGCCATCCTTCTCCCTCCCCTTCATGGGAAGGGTGGCCGAGCACAGCGAGGTCGGGTGGGGCGCCGCATTCACCATCATCACTTCTCCTCCAGCCGCATCTCGATCCGCTCCACCGCCGCCCGCGTGGCGACGCTCTGCTCCTCCAGCCGCGCCAGCCGTTCGGCGACCAGCCGTTGCTCCCCGACCCTTTCCTCCAGCGTCGCAATCCGCGCCGCCGCCCCGCCGGCCCAGACCAACCCTCCGATGGTCTGCACCATCAAGGCGGCGATGACCGCAACCGGCATTTTCCGCATCTCAAACATCATGCTCTCCGTTTCTCCCTCCCCCTGCGGGGGAGTGGGTCGCGCAGCGACCGGGTGGGGAGGGCTAAGGCGAGCGACCCTCAGACTTCGCCGCTTGCCTCGCCCAAGCCCCTCCCACCCATCTTCGCCCTGCGGGCTCAGCCACCCTCCCTCGGAGAGGGAGGGAGAGACGCCGGCTCTATTCTCCCACTCCCGCCATCCGCCGCCGCTCCTCGTCCGTCAGGAAGCTCGCCGCCCCCAGCCGCGCCCACAACGCATCCCGCTCGGGCTGCAAGGCAGGAACCGCATCCAGATCCGGCTCGATCCTCACGCCCGCGAACCGGCTGCCCAGCCAGCCCGTCAGCGCGCCCGCGGTCTTCCGCACCAGGGGCACCACCGTCCCGCGCCAGAAGGCCGCATTGGCCTCGCGGTAGTTGGCGTAGGTTGCATCCCCCGGAATCCCCAGCAGTTGCGGCGCCACGCCGAAGGCCAGGGCGATCTCGCGCGCCGCCGCATGCTTGCCGGCGATGAAGTCCATGTCGGCGGGGGTCCAGCTCATCGGCTTCCAGTCCAGCCCGCCTTCCAGGATCATCGGTCGACCGGCGTTGGCGGCCCCCGCCTGGCTCTCCCCGACCTGGGCCTTCAGCGCCTCGAATTGTTCGGCGGTCAGCCGCTCGCCGTCCTTGGCGCCATAGACTAGCGCCCCAGAAGGCCGCGCCGCATTGTCCAGCAGCGCCTTGTTCCAGGCCCCGCTCGCGTTGTGGACATCGATGGCGAAGGCCGCCGCCTCCAGCGGTGAAAACCCGTAGTGGTCGTCGGTCGGGTGGAACAGCTTCAGATGCATCACCGGCATCCAGCCGTCCGCCTGCCGTCCGATCCGCACCGACCGTCCGCCCGCTGAATAGTCATAGGCTTCGGGCCAGCCCGCCCGCCCGGGAACCACCTTCACCCGGTCCGGCCTCAGGCTCCACAACTCGTCGGGCGCGCCGTCTCCATCAGCATCCCCCGTCGCCTCGGCATAGGCGTTGCCCGCCGTCTGAAGCGCGCCGTACAACCCCTCCAGCCACTCCGCCCCCGACTGCTCGGGATTGGGCTTGGCCAGCAACTGCGCCAACGGATGGTCCTGCGTCCTCACCCCGTCGACGAACACCAAAAGCGGCGTCGACGCCGCCGCCTCCGCGATCATCCGCACACAGCGATAGGCCACGGCGTTCTTGCCGAACCCCTCGCTGGCCAGATGCGCATAGTCGCGCGGCGTCCACCGCGCCCTCTGCCCGTGCGAGAACGCAATCAGCGGCCCGCTGCGGCTGTCCTTGATTTCAGGCGCGCCTTCACGCCGCCGACCGAACGGTCGTCGCCAATCCATAAACGTCTCCATCTTTGTTTCTCCCTCCCCTTCATGGGGAGGGATGTCGGCGCGCAGCGACGACAGGGTGGGGTGCGCATGACCGTGCTCCGGCCCCTTCGAACCCCACCCGGGCTCGGCTCCGCCTCACCGTCCCTCCCCATGAAGGGGAGGGAGAACCTTCCGTTCTACAACATCCGCAGACTGGGCCCCGCCTTCGGCGCCGGCAGCAGGTGCGTCACCGCCCAGACCAGGGCGTCGGCGCGATCGGGACTATGCCCCCCGACCTCCCCGCCCAGCGCCATCAGCTCCTCCTCCAGCGCCGGAAACGCCCCGCAGTGGACCACCCGACCCTGTTCATACAGGGCCGCCACAGGCTCGGCGCGCGCCGCCTTGCCGCGATGGGCGTGCACCAGTTTGATCGGCGTCCCGCATCCCGCATTGGCCAGAACCGAGCGCACCATCTCCCCGCCCTGATTGCTCTCGGCGATCACGCTGGCCGCTTCAAAAATCTTCGCCGCCTCCGCCACGCGCCTGGCCCAACCGTTCGGCGACAGACCCCGTATCGACAGATCCGCCAGCACATAGGCGCGTCCGTCCTTGCGCCCCGCCACCACGATGCCGCAGGCGTCGCCGCCCGCCGTCGCCGGCGGATCGACCGCCACCACGATCCGTTCCAGCCGCGCCGGTCTGGCCCCTCTGGCCCGCGCCAGATCCTCGGCCCGGAACAAGGCGCCGTCGGCTTCGACGATCAGCCCCTCCATCTCCTGCGCCTCCAGCCGCGGCCCGGCGTAAAGCGCCTTCAGATGCTTCAAAAATCCGGGCGACAGATTGGCCGCATTGGCCGCCGTTCCCGCCCGTTCGATGCAGGTCCCGTCCTGCGCCATCACCCGCTTCAGCGCCGGGATCGGTCTGGGCGTCGTCGTCAACATCAACTGCGGCGCCTCGCCCAGTCTCAGGCCCAGCCTCAGGTTCTCCAGCACCGCCTCCGGCTTGCGCCAGGCGCAGAATTCATCAGCCCAGGCATGGTGGAACTGCGGCCCCCTCAGACTGTCCGGGTCTTCCGCTGAAAACGCATAGGCCACGCTGCCGTTGGGCCAGACCAGACGCTTGCGCCCGCCTTCCCAGCGTGGCCGCGCCGGCGTCTCCGCCAACGCCTTCAACCCCGACGGCCCCTCGACCATGACCTCGCGCACATCGTGCAGGGTCGGCCCGACCAGGGCGAACCTCTGATCGTCCGTCCGGGCCATCTGCGTGATCCAGTTCGCCCCCGCATGGGTCTTGCCCGACCCCCGTCCGCCCAGCAGCAC